ACAACGGTGTGGCCCTGCGCTGGATCCAGGACTACGACGCGAACTACCTGACCGACCGCTCGGTGGTCAACACCTACAAGGGCTTCCGCTCCGTCAAGGACGAGCTCCTGGGTGTGGACTCCGGCACGAACCAGGCGTTCGTCTCGCAGTTCGAGCACTTCGTCCGCGCGATCAAGCTCGACCTCGACGCGACCGACGACGTGCTGCCCGACCCGGACGGCCCGGACGCTGCGCAGCAGGAGCTGGCCGCCATCACTGGTGTCGCCGGTACCGCTGACGGCGCTGGCGTCTGATCCATCGGCTGAGTGGGGCGGGGTGTGCAAGTTGCGCATCCCGCCCCTCCCCGTGAGTGAAGGAGAACCACCTTGGCGGACTTCGCCACACTCGATGAGCTGAAGGCCCGTCTCGACTGGACGCTCGACACTGACGAGGAGCGCATCGCGACCTCGGCCCTGGAGGACGCCTCCGACCTGGCCACCTTCCATGCCGGCCGTGACTGGCCGGAGGGCACCGCCCCTCGCCTGGTACGGACCCTGGTCCTGAAGGCGTGCAAGCGGTACATGACCAACCCCTCGGGCTACACGCAGTCCCGAGCGGGCGACGAGACCCTGGGCTGGAACGACACCCAGGGCGAGAACGCGGGCACCGTCTACTTCACCGACGAGGAGCAGAAGCTCCTCGCAGAGATCGGCGGCCGCAAGGCCGGCCTGGTCTCGGTGGGCGTGAGCGCGTGGGACTCGAACATCCGGCGCTACCGCAACCGGCCCCGGCATCACCGCGGCAACGACCTCCCGGCCGGCTTCGTCCCCTCGGAGTCCGGCAAGGACTTCCCGCTGTACGCCAGTGAGGACGACGTCTGGTGAGCTCGATGCAGCGCAGACGCGGCGTCGATGCCGTGATCTACAAGAGCCGGTACCACACCGACAACCGCGGCAACCAGATCCTGGTGGCCGACGACGACGGCCCTCACCTCGTCAAGTGCGCGCTGATTCCTCAGCGTTCGGCCCGTGCCGAGATCCCCGGTCAGCAGCAGATCAACATCACCCGCATGATCGTGGCCCCCAACCTCGAAGGTGTCGAGCTGTGGTCGCGGGTCGAGCTGCTCGGCAAGGTCTGGGACATCGTGACCCCGCCGGCCTACCACCACGGCGAGCGCAAGACGCGGCACTGGGCGATCGACATCCGCGAGAGGCCGAGCTGATGGCCTACATCTACAAGGGCCTGAACGGCAAGACGATGGGCGACATCATCGCCGACATCGACGGTGTCCAGGCCGAGGTCGACGCCCGAGCGTTCGAGATCGGCATCCGCGCGGAGGAGCTTCTGCTCCAGCACCGCGCCGAGGGCATCGCCCAGATCGAGATCGTCAAGGGCGACGTCGACTCCTACGTCGTTCTCGCCGACGCCAACGGAACGAACGCCAAGTCCGGCGCCAACTCGGCTGCCTCGATCGAGTTCGGCCGCTCCGGCTACGACGTCGAGGTCGTGGACCAGCAGGGCCACTACGTCACCGAGTATTCGGTCGGCGCGATGCAGGGCCTCCACATCCTGGAGGAAGCCTCGCACCTGCCGAAGAAGTCCGGCCCCGCGGTCAAGGTCAAGCGCAAGAAGGTCCGGATCATCCGGCGCAAGAAGAAGAAGCGTGGGGGTGGTAGAGGCTGATGGCCGGAGTACCCCCGGAGATCAAGGCGCTCGCCGAGCTCTCCCCCGTCGAAGACCTGATGCTCGCGATCCTTCGCGAAGGTCTTCCGGGGATCACGGTGAAGTCCCTGATCTCGAAGAACCAGTCCTTCCCCCTCGTCCTGGTGCGCCGCGACCCTTCCTTCGGGAACTGGTCGGGCGACACCCGGTTCCTCGACGCAGCTCGCGTCGCAGTGCACGTCTTCTGCCAGGACCCTGACGGCGACGAAGACGCCGCGATCCTCTCCGAGGCCGTGCGCGTGGTCATCCGCAATGCCTGGCTCTCGCAGAAGGTCGTCCCCTCGCGCGGCCACATCACTCGGGTCGACCTCGCGTCCGCCCCTCGTCGGGTCACCGACTGGGCGACGTCGACCGGCCCGGTCCAGTACGCGGATCTCCCGACTGGTGTCTGGCGCTACGAGGCGACCTACGACATCGAGATCCGCAAGCCGCGCAACCGCCCGTATCCCATCCCGTAAGGAGTCCCCTTCGTGGCACTGAACGACAACGCCACCCTGGTCATCGGTAGTGGTAACTACCTGACCGCCCCGGTCGGAACCGACCTCCCCGAAGACCTGCTCGTCCCGACCTCCCCCTGGGCGACCGTGGGTCACACCTCCCTGGAGGACATCCTCTCGATCTCCTCGGAGGGCGGCGAGGCCACCACCATCGGCACGCTCCAGAACAAGAGCCTGCGCACCAAGTACTCGGCCCGTACCGAGACGATCGCGCTGACCCTCCAGCAGTTCGACATCGCCGGCCTGAAGCTGTACTACGGCGCGAACGCTCCGGTCCTGGCGAACGGCACCGTGGGTGTGCCGACCGAGCCGACCCCGACGGTCGCCGCGTTCCTCGCGGTGTTCGTGGACGGCGAGAACTACTTCGCGATCTACGCCCCCAAGGCCGAGATCTACCGCGCGGACGACATCTCCATCGGAGACACGGAGTCCCTGGCCGGCCTGCCGATCGGTGTGAAGCCGATCGCTCTGGGCTCGAACACCTACACCTACGCGATCACCCCGCTTGGTGCAAGTGTCGCAACCGGTGCGACCGCTGGTACGCCCGGCTCCTTCGCTCCGGAGGGCTCGGTCACCCCGGCCAACATCGCTGCGCTGGCCTCGGTCATCGCGACGCCTACCTCGGCCTGGACCACGGGTCAGTACGTCACCCTCGGCGACGCCTCGACGGCGCACTGGGATGGCGACTCCTGGGTCACCGGCCCGGCCTGATCAGTCCTCATCTGATCTTCCCCGCTGTGCAAGTGGTGCGGACCTCCTTGCACAGCGGGGGCCCCTCGGGGCTCTTCGCTCGACGGTCCGCGCTCTGTTCTCCCCCTACCTCTGGAGGTCCGCAACCCCATGGCCGTTTTCTCTCTCGACTCCATCCGTGCCGCCGCTGAAGCGAAGTACGGATCCACTGACATCGAGCTCGCCGACGACTTCGTCGTCCGCCTGCTCAACCCCCTGCGCCTGCCGAAGGAGAAGCGCGCCGAACTCCTGAAGATCCAGGAGAAGCTGGACGGCGACGACGCCGACCAGGAGCAGGTGCTGGCGGACGCGATCCGCCTGATCGCCGAGAACGAGAAGGCGGCCGAGAAGCTGCTCGCTGAGGTCGGCTCCGACCTCGCAGTCCTCGCGCAGATCTTCGCCTCCTACAGCGACGGCACCCAGGTGGGGGAAGCCTCGGCCTCGGAGAGCTGATCGACAAGTACGGCGAAGGCATCTACCCCGACCTGCTGCTCCATTACGGAGTCGACCTCGCTGAGGTCATCGCGGGTCGGGGGCCCTCGCCGGCACTCGTCCTCGCTCTCATTCAGGGGCTACCCGACACATCCCTCACCATCGCCCTCGCGTCGGGCGGCCGTGAGCACCACGGCTGGGGCATCGACCGCCACATGCAGGCCGACATCTTCGACGCGATCAACCAGAACACCAGGGCCACCGGTCAGTGGGGCAAGGGCAAGGCGCCCAAGATCCCGCTGTGGCCCCGCCCCAAGCCCGCGAAGAAGTCGCAGGGCACCGAGGGCAAGAAGGGTCGCCGCGTCTCCGTGGCGGATCTCTACAACAAGTTCAACGCCAAGCGGAGGTAAGCGATGCCCCAGGGCCAGGTCATCGGACGCGTCAGCGTCCGCGTCCTCCCCGACACCAGTGACTTCCGCAGCAAGGCGAGCAAGGAACTGGCGAAGGAGGAGAAGCGGCTCAAGGTCGAAGTCCAGGTCATACCGAAGATGGACGGCTTCGAGCGCGAACTCCTCACGGAGGTCTCGAAGATCAGCCAGCGCAACCGTCAGTCGGATGCGCGCAAGGTCAAGATCTACACCCGCATCGACACGAGCACCATGTCGGGCGAGCTGGCCAAGGCGATCCGGAAGTACACCGACAAGGCCAAGACCGGCTCCAAGGTGCAGCTCCAGTCGGAGCTCGACGCCGGGGACATCAAGCTGAAGATCAGCGAAGAGTCCCTGCGCGAGATGACGCACCAGCTCAAGAAGTGGCGGGACAACAACTCCCCGCAGAAGATCACGATCCAGCCGGACCTGTCGGCCGTCAGCAACGCCACCACCTCGGCTCGCCTCGGGGTCCTGACCCGGCCCCGCAAGGTGTCGATCGTCCCCGAGCTGAACAACGCCGCGGTCGCGAAGGTGGCCACCGCGCTGGCCGCACTGTCCGGTGTCCGTGTGCTGAACAAGATGTTCAGCGAGTTCGGTGAGTTCCTGTCCAACCTCGACCGGTCCGTTCCGATCATCGGCACGATGGCCACGGCCATCGCCGGCCTCGGCAGCATGGCCCTCGCAGGCGCGAGCAACCTCTTCGCGCTGTCGGCCTCGCTCGCGCAGATCGGGCCGGCAGTCGCCCTGCTGCCCGGCCTGATGGGCGGCTTCGCGGTCGGACTCGGCGTCACGATCGCTGCGTTCAAGGACTTCAACAAGGTCATCCCCGAGGTCAAGCAGACCCTCTCGGATCTTCAGAACACGATCAGCACGAACTTCTGGGACAAGGCCCGGCAGCCGATCAAGGACATGGTCGACTCCCTGCTCCCCGCCTTCCGTAAGGGCGTTGCGGACACGGCCACCCAACTCGGCGGGTTCTTCGGTTCGTTCGCGAAGAACCTCGGTACCTCGCTGTCCCCCGCGATGGGGCAGATGTTCACCGACCTGTCGAGCTCGATCACCATCGCGACCGGTGGGACGCAGGCGTTCGCCGACATCATCGCGACCCTCGGCAAGGTCGGCACCTCTTACCTGCCGCAGCTCTCGCAGTGGTTCGTCAACATCTCCAAGCAGTTCGCCGACTTCTTGAAGAAGAAGGGCGAGAACGGGATCAAGACCGAGATCGACGAGGGCATCACGGCCCTCAAGGAACTCGGCGGTGTCCTCTACAACACGTACGGGATTCTCTCCGGCGTCGCCAAGGCTGCAACGGATGCAGGCGGAACGTCGCTGGCTTCGCTGAACGACGCGCTCGGCGCGCTCCACAAGACGGTCGACTCCAAGGGCTTCCAGTCCGGTCTCGTGGACGTGTTCAACGCGGCGCACGTCGCGATGAACAACATCGCCGGCCGCTCTGGTCCCGCCGTCAAGCAGCTCTTCATCGAGCTCGGCAGCCTCATGACCACGGTCCTGCCGCAGGCCGGCGAGATCATCGGCACGGCGCTCAGCGCTGTCGCCAAGGCGCTCGCCCAGCCTGCCGTGACCGACGGCATCAAGAATCTGTTCACCGGCCTCGACGGCGCGGTGACAGCGCTCGCTCCCGCGATGGCCCCCCTCGGCCAGGCGCTCGGCTCGATCCTGTCGCTCGTCGGTACGGCGCTTCCGGTGTTCGCGAGCCTCATCTCCGCGGCGATCATCCCGCTCGCGGGTGCGTTCGCGCAGCTCGCTCCGCAGCTCGGCCCGATCATCCAGCTCCTGGGTGGTGCACTGACGCAGGCGTTCAACGCGCTCGCGCCGGTCATCCAGCAGATGGTCCCGATCGTCGGGACGATGCTCGGTGCTGCCTTCCAGTTCCTCGCGCAGCTCCTGCCCCCGATCGCAGCGATCTTCCAGCAGATCCTCGCGGCAGCCATGCCGCTGGCCAAGGCGTTCATGGATGCCCTGGCTCCGATCCTGCCGGTCCTCGCCGATGCGCTCGGCCAGGTGATGTCGGCACTCCAGCCGCTCATCGCGACTGCGCTGAAGATCATCTCAGCAGTCATCACGCCGCTTCTGCCCATGCTGTCCGAGGTCGTCCAGGCGGTGCTCCCGCCCCTGGCTGACGCGATCTCTCGTGTGGTCGCGGCGCTTCAGCCGTTCCTCGACGCGCTCCTCGCGGTCGTGAACTTCCTGATGCCGATCCTCGTGCCGATCATCCAGTTCATCGTCGAGCTGCTGGCCGGCGCCCTGGTCGCCGCCATCAACGGCGTGGGCCTGGTCCTCGAAGGACTCAAGGAGTACTTCGTCGGACTCTGGGAGTACGTCTCCGGATGGTTCCAGCTCTTCGTCGACCTGTTCTCGGGCAACTGGAGCAAGCTCGGCGACGACGCCATGCAGATCTGGAACGGCATCGTCGACATGCTGCACGGCGTCTGGGACGTGATCCTCGGCGCGCTGGAGATCTTCTTCAACGTCGGCATCCTCGGCTCCGCAGGCAAGGCCCTGAAGGGCCTGAGCGCCCTGTTCAAGGC